ATATTTCGCAAATAATTATATCAAAATTGTATCTCTGGATGAAGGACTAGTTCCATTTAAACAATATCCATTCCAGAAAAAATTAATTCAAAATTTTCATGAGAACCGTTTCAACATATGTAAGATGCCTCGGCAGACAGGTAAATCGACAACGGTTGTATCATATCTCTTACATTATGCAATTTTTAATGATAATGTTAATATTGCTATACTTGCAAACAAAGCTTCCACAGCCCGTGATTTATTAGGTAGATTACAACTTGCATATGAAAACTTGCCAAGATGGATGCAACAGGGTATAATATCTTGGAATAAAGGTTCTCTTGAAATTGAAAATGGGTCAAAAATATCTGCTAACTCGACTTCTTCTTCTGCTGTTAGGGGTGGGTCTTATAACGTTATATTCTTGGATGAGTTTGCCTTTATCCCCAATCATATTGCTGACGATTTCTTTGCTTCTGTTTATCCAACAATTTCGTCAGGACAAAAGACGAAAGTAATAATTGTATCTACACCACGAGGTATGAATCATTTCTACCGAATGTGGCACGATGCTGAAAGAAATAAAAATGAATACATACCAACTGAAGTTCACTGGTCAGAGGTACCTGGTCGTGATGAAGCTTGGAAAGAGCAAACAATTGCAAACACATCCGAACAGCAGTTCAAGGTTGAGTTTGAATGTGAGTTTTTAGGATCTGTTAATACACTTATCAATCCTGCAAAGTTAAAAAACTTAGTATACGAGAATCCAATTCAAAAAAATGCAGGATTAGATTTATATGAAGTGCCTTTAAAAGATCACAATTATTTAATTACTGTTGACGTTGCTCGTGGATTAGGTAATGATTATTGCATTTATAGTTTTTGACATTACTAATTTTCCATATAAAGCAGTAGCGAAATATCGAAGTAATGAAATTAAACCAATGTTATTCCCAAGTATTATTGACGATATTGGTAAAGCATACAATAAAGCATTTATATTATGCGAGGTAAATGATATAGGAGATCAAGTTGCATCTATACTTAACTACGATTTAGAATATGACAATTTACTAATGTGCTCTCAGAGAGGGCGGGCAGGTCAAGTTGTTGGTGCAGGGTTTAGTGGTAAAAGATCACAATTAGGTGTAAGAACTACACAGGCAGTTAAAAAGTTAGGTTGTTCAAACCTTAAAACACTATTAGAAGATGATAAGATACTCATTATTGACTACGACATAATATCTGAGTTAACAACTTTTTCACAAAAACATAATTCGTTTGAGGCAGAGGAAGGGTGTAATGATGACTTAGCAATGTGTTTAGTTATATTTGCTTGGTTAGTTGCACAAGATTATTTCAAAGAGATGACTGATAATGATGTAAGAAAGAGAATTTATGAAGAACAAAAGAATCAAATAGAGCAGGATATGGCACCTTTTGGTTTTATGTCTGATGGTATGGATGATAATTCTTTTGTTGATAATGAAGGAGATGTATGGAAAGTGGATGAATATGGTGATCGTTCATATATGTGGGATTATATGTGATGGACTTGACTGCAAGAAACGTAATTAATTCTCTATCTGAAATTGCTCCCTATATTGAGGCAGATGGAGGATTTGTAGAATTTGTTGAAATAGAAGAAGAAACAAATTATGTTAAAGTTAGATTAGGGGGTGCTTGTACGAGTTGTGCAATGAGTGCTATGACACTTAAACAAGGTATTGAAAATAAAATTATGCAAGATATTCCAGATTGTAATGGAGTAATTCAAGTTCTATAATGGATTTTGATGAACAACTTGAATTAGATCATTTTGTTCTAACTGAAAGAAAGTGTCGTGTTTGTGGTAAAACTAAAGATTTAATAGATGGTTTCTATCTGATAAGAAAGAATAAGAGTATTCAATCCTCATATTCATACGAATGTAAGACTTGCACTATTGCTAGAGTCAAAAAATCAAAAAAGAAGATTAGTAACAGATGGGAATACCCAGATTGGTAGTTCATGCACGGTTTCCCCGATGAAAATGGAGTTTTTAATAAATAATCTTAGAAAAAATTTCCTGAGATCGGAGAAACAAGATGCCTCTAAATTTAGCATCTCCTGGTATCGTAGTTAGAGAAGTTGACCTCACCATTGGTAGAGTAGACCCAACAAGTGGCTCTATTGGTGCGTTAGTCGCTCCATTTACTAAAGGACCTGTGGAGGAAGCACAACTCATTGAGAGTGAGGAAGATCTACTACAAACCTTTGGACAACCATATTCAGTAGATAAGCACTATGAATACTGGATGGTTGCATCATCATACTTAGCATATGGCGGTGTAATGCAAGTCATTCGTGCTGATGACACTGGATTGAAAAATGCAGTTATCGGTGCTGGACTTACTTCAAGTTTTACTGGTTTAAAGATCAAGAGTGAAACTCACTACAATCAACTAGGTTATGATGAAAATGTCATAGCTGGTATAGAATTTGCTGCAAAAACACCTGGTAGTTATGCAAACGGAATTAAAGTTGCAACAATAGACTCAAAATCAGACCAGATACTAACTGGTATCGCTGGAACAGCATTATCACAAATAGATGCAGGTGGATCTGTTGTTGGATATGCGATAACTCAAACTGCATACGGTAGAAAAAAAGCAGACGCAACTGGAACTACTACTCTTGATGGTTACATCAAAGGTATAATTACTAGACAAATTAGTGATACTTCATTAGAAGTTAAAGTTTTATCACACGTAGCTGCGAATGGAACTGAAGTAAATGTAGACTACACTCAAGGTGGTTTATACAACTTTACTAACACTGGTAACATCGGAATTACCACTGCTGGAGAAGAAATAACTGGAACTGGTGTTGGATTCAGCACAAGTAACTCTGCTGGTGATGTTACTTACACTCAGCAACAAGACTGGTTTGCACAACAGAACATAGAACTTTCAGTTGGAAATTTAGAATGGGATCAATTATCAGACAGACCTGGTACTTCTTCTTATGCTGCTGCAAGAGGCGGTAGATTTGACGAGGTTCATGTTGTTGTAATTGATGATAAAGGAGAAATTACAGGAAACGCTGGAACTATTCTTGAAAAACATCTAAACTTATCAAAAGGTAAGGACTCTGAGTATTCAGTAGGTTCAACAGCGTACTGGAGAAAATATCTTGCAACAAACTCAAGATATATCTACGGTGGTAGCGGTAGTGGATTCTCTGGAATTACTACAACTTCTTACTCTGTAAGTAGCACAAATACTATTGATGCTGATACTGGATGGGATCAGAACGTTGAAAACGTTACCTTTGCTGGTGTTGGTAATCAGGTAGGAACTCTCGGTGTAGGAGTTTCTACAACTGGTAACGAACTCAAGGGTAAGAACTATGGTGGTCATATGGATTATACCACTGTTGGTTCACTTAACTCTGGAATAGACGACATTATCACTGGATTAGGTTTATTCGAGAATAAAGAAGAGATTGAAGTTGACTTTATTCTTATGGGTGCTGCTCATCATTCTAAAGAAGAATCACAAGCAGTTGCAGAGAAAGCAATTGCAGTTGCAGAAGCAAGAAAAGATGCAGTCGCATTTATTTCACCTTATCGTCAAGCATTCTTGAATGATAGTTCAGTTGGTTCTGTAACAGTCAACAATATAGATACAATCACAGATAACGTGGTTGGATTCTACGCACCTATTTCATCAACGACTTATGGTGTATTTGATAGTGGTTACAAATATATGTTTGACCGCTTCAACAACACATTCCGTTATGTCCCTCTAAATGGTGACATCGCTGGAACATGTGCGAGAACTGACATTGAACAGTTCCCTTGGTTCTCACCTGCAGGAACAGCAAGAGGATCAATTCTAAACTCAGTGAAACTTATCTACAATCCAGGTAAGAAGCAGAGAGACATTCTATATTCAAATAGAATTAACCCTGTTATCCTATCACCTGGAGCTGGTATTGTTCTCTTTGGAGACAAGACTGGATTTGGTAAGTCATCCGCATTTGATCGTATCAACGTTCGTAGATTGTTCATCTATCTTGAAGATGCAATCTCAGCAGCAGCGAAAGATCAACTATTTGAATTCAACGATGAACTTACAAGAACTAACTTTGTAAATATTGTTGAACCATTCCTTAGAGATGTTCAAGC